CCGCGTTCTCCGCGTGAGCCCTGGCCTGATCTCGGTAGGACCGGTACCCCTCGACGTCTCCCCTCCCGCGATGCCTCTTCGCCGCCTTCCCGTGCGCGTCGGACAGCTCCCTGGTCTCACCCGCGATCTTCCTGTGGTGCTCCACCGCTTTCATCTTGTGCTCGGACGTCGGGTACCAATAGGACCACCCGCCGCTCGCTGCGCCACCTCCTGTCCGCTTCCGCAACCCACCGTGCTTCCCGCCCGGGATCGGCTGCCACCCGCCCCCGGGAGCACCCTTCACCAGCTCGACCGGCTCCCCAGACCGGTCCAGGGAAGCCAGCAGCCGACGATCACTCAGAAGGTCGTCTTGCGCGTCACCGAACCGGCCTCCGCGCCTGGGCTCTCCGGCCTTCACCATGGCCAGCACGTCGTTGATGTCCACCATCATGCCACCTCGCTGTCACGGAACAGGCGCGAGACCTCGGCCGGTTCCACGTACATTTTCGAGCCCGCCGTGTTCGCCCACCACTCCTCGGGGACGCCAGCCGCCCGGAGATCGCCCACCACACGGATTACCGGCCCGTCGATCGACACCGAAGCGCCGTCGAACGCCTTCCTGATCTGTTCTGCTGCTGACCGTACCGCCATCGACTCCCGGTCGCCAAGCGCGAAATACCGCCGGATCGTCAACCTGTGGTCGCTCTTCCCCGTGATCGCCTTCAGCAGCTGGCTCCCGTTCGGGTAGACCTCACCGTCCCACTCGAACGCGCCGTCGTCTTCAGCGTTCACGTACAGGCTCCCGCCCTCCCGGACGTCCCCCTTCCGGAGACGGAGCGTCGCCCCTGGGAGTAGACCGTCCCGATGACCGAATTCGTTGACCGGTTGGGCAGACTTCGGATGCCGGATCAGGACCGGGGCGTCCGGCACTGACGACAAATCACCCTTCGCCAGCTCGTCCGGCAACGCCTTGTGGCGGTGCCCAGCCATCAGGGCCTTCTCCATCGGGCTCCCCAGCGCCATCGCCATCGCCTGACGATGGGGCTTGCCCGACCGGATCAACTCACGGGCCCTCACCGAGACCGCGTCGCCGCTCTTCGCGATGTGGCCCATCACACGACGGTAGTCCCCATGCGCCATCCCAGGGTGAGCCTGCTCGCACGTCTGCCCGTCGTGGACCAGCGCCTTCAGGAGCGGGTCCAGGATCACGTCCTTCGTCGGGACGATCAATCGGCCGCCGTCCAGGTAGACCTCGCCCTTCGTCACGACCGCTCCCTGCTGCTGACGATCCCGATCCTGTTTCGCCCGCCTCGCTTGGTTGTGATACATCCCCGCCGTCATCCCGAGTACCGCTCCGACTGGCCCCCCCAGCATAGCACCGGCACCCGCTCCGACAGCCAACGACAAAAGGGCCTTGACCTTCTCCAACAACCAGGACGCGCCCTGGTAGCTCGGACTGCCGTGAACCTGCTCCGCCTGCTTCTGGAGCTGGTCGTACGCCGGCTTGTGGACCTTGTCGACCTGATCTCGGATTTGTCGCAGCGCCAACCGCATGTCGTTGATCTGAGACTTCAGCGCCTCCGCCTCGTGCGGAGACGTCGGGACGTCGTTACCCATCGGCCGACCGGCATGGTCCGTCTCCCAAGGGGCGTCTCCGCCAGCCGCAGGACCCCCGGCGGGTTCCGCTGCGCCCTGAGCCCCTGGAACCTCTCCGCCGCCCGCAGGTGCAGGTGCAGGTGCGGTCTGGCCCCCACTCCCCAACCCCTCGCCCCCTGGCTCCTGCCGCAGCTGCTCGATCTGATCCTGAACTGCCTCGACCTTCGCCATGTCGCCGGCCTTCGCCGCAGCCTGCATGGCCTCGCCGAGCGCCGCAAACTTCGCCAGCTTCGGATCTCCCTGCTCGGACTTCGCCGCCTTCTTCTTCTGCCTGACGGCGATGTCCAGCTTCGTTCCCAGCTTGTCGATGTGGCCCATGTCGTGACTGGCGTCTGGACGCTGATGGATCGTCAGGCCGTGCTCGGCAGCCTTCGACCTCAGCGTCAGGAACGCCGCCTTCACCTCGGGCGACGGCTCCGATCGGTTGTGCTCGGCATGGGCGTCCGCATGGTCATCCTCGTGTGGCTGATCCCGCATCCCGCCACCCTCGCCAGGGTAGAAGTACTCGTACCCTCCACCTGGATGCGGACGACGGAACCCGCCCTTCCTGCCCCGAGGGATCTCCGACCACCCCGACCCAGGCGGTTTCGCCGCCGCCTTCGGGGTCGCGCCCTTCCCAGGCTTCTTCGCCGGGCCAGCCTTCGACAGGCCGAAGTACCGCCTGTTTTGTCGTAGCTGCGACGCCTTCTCCAGTAGAGCCCGGACCTGATGCGGGTTCATCTTCAGGTCCCTGGCCTTTCCAGCTAGATCCAGCAAGGTCCGGTTGTCGTCGACCACCTGCCGGACCAGATCCTCGGCTCGCTTCCTGGTCTTCACGTCCAGGCCCAGGGTTGCCACGGCATCTCGGGGCGTCAGGTACACGTGCTCTCCAGGCGGAGTCTCCTGGATCGAGTTCCGACCCAGGTCTTCCAGGTCGGCCACGGTCTGCTTCCAGCTCTCCTTGCGCTGCTCCAGCATCGAACGACGACGGTGGTCCAGGTCCAGCACGGGGTGCTGCCCGGTCGCCATCATCCGCTTATCCGATCGGTGGAACATCGGCTTGACTATGTCGCAGCGACCCCCAAGGGTCAATACAGATCCTGGAGATCATCCGGCAGCTTCCCGGCCAGGGCCCGACGGACAGCCGCCCGGTCGGGGTCCCGGTCGTCGTTCATCCCAAACCAGTCTTGCTCGTACCCGTCCACCTCGTCATCCGACTCGGACGGGTCAGAATCCTCCCCCCAGACAGCGGGCCGTCGAGAAACCGTGCCTCCGATCACGTCGTTCCCGAAGTCCGGAGTGAACGACCCTCCAACCGTTGCAGCTCGATCGGCCATCCACAGCGCCATCACCGTGTCGTCGTGACCTCCCACGCCCTGCATCTTCCCCTCGCTGAAACCGAACGCGTTCATCTCCCCGATCCAGTTTTCCACCGCACCACGAGTCGCAGCGTCCCACGGGATCATCAGCTTCCTGTTCTCCAGCAGCATCCGCAGAGACGGGATGCCGTGGTCGAGCGCGTTCTTGTTCGCGCTGTAGCTACCCCTGATCCCACGACGACGGGTCGTTGCCTGACTGCTGCCCCCGCGGCCCGTCGTGTAGAACGCCTTCACCGGAGCATCCGACTCCCGGACCACCGCGTCCGTGATCACCCGCTGGTACTGGTTCGCCTCGATGAACACCAGACCGCAACCGTAGAACTTGGAGTACTGGATGATCGAGTTGACCTGATCCTGGTACCCCAGACCCTTCGCCCGGTGAATCCCCGCCACCCACCGATCGCCAGCCTGACCGACTGCGATGATAAAACAGACGAAGTAGTCGGCACCGCTGCTCGCCGACAAAGCAAGGTCCACGCCCATGTACGTGCTGTACCCGAGATCCTCCCAGTAGTCCCCCGACTGGCCCAACGGGTAATTCCGCTTCACGCCCTGCTGGTCGAACAGCCAGCTCGGGAACAGGCTCGCCTCGTCCGTGATCGGTTGGCACAGGTACTCCCGGGCCCACCGGATACTGGACGCCACGATCCGCTTCCGACGCTCCAGCGCCTCCATGTTGTACCGCTGGGGCCACAGCGGCTTCCCATCCGCCCGGATCGCTGGATGACGGGTCACCGTGTACTCCCCGCCCTTCTCCAGCGTGTTGTACAGGTCCAGCGCGTGGAACGGCGTCCCGACGACGACCAGCTGGCCGTGTGGCGGGATCATCGGCTCGATGGCCGACAGGTAGTAATCCACCGCCTTCGACCGCACCCCCTCACTCCAGATATGATCGTCGTTCAGCATGTCATCGCCGACCGCCCAGATCGGGTGACCGCCACGAACACGCGTTCCGAATCCCCTGGCCCGGATCTCCGACCCGTTCGCGAACACGATCGTCCGGGCCGAATCCTTCTTCAGCGGCAGCAACCCCTTCAGGAGCGGGTTCCCGTCCCCGTGCTCGCCTCCACCCAACAGCTCCCGACGGATCTTGTCCAGGTGCTCTTGGGCCAGCCCGTCGGACCCGCT